CGTGGTGGGCCTTCTACCGGCTCATACGAATAATCCTCGGGGGTGTAGTCACGGATTATGGTCTTAAGGAGTTTGAACTCCTGTTTCATGCTGTAGTGAATCCGCGCTTGGACAGCGCTCATCACTTTTAACGTCCGCTCTAGAATTGCCAGCGTCGTACCAACAGGAGACTGGGCACTCATGTCGGATACCTTCAGGTCCGCTGCACTAGCGAACCTACGACCTTCTTCAACGATGGTGCCCAGCAAGGAATATAATACCTGAGACGGCTCCTTGTAGGGAAGCGTCATGATATTGTCTTTAATCGTGCCGGAGGCTACGTCTACATCTCGGAATTCTGCCGGAGCAATCGGCGTGTCATCACCCTTAACCCGAAGACCTTTTGTTTTGAATCCTCCGGGGAGATTAGAGAGAGTACCCGCGTCAACAAGTTGGCGAATAATAGAAGTGCCAGACTTAGCAAAAGCGCCAATGAGGTGAATGAGACCAAAAGCGTAGAAGCCAAATCCCGGGATGTATGAATAATGGACAAAATGATTGCGTTTTTGCTTAGTATCATCATCTGGGTTCCAATTCCGTCGGATTGCTAGGACTGTTTGTGTACCTTTTTCAATAGTAACAACGTAAGGCAGCGCAATACCCGTCGGCTCGCCGTCCTCGTCTTTATCCTCGTAGCCGGGAAGATCCATGTCCACATGCATCTCAAGGATCTTGTACCGATCATCGGATGAGGCACGGAAGCCCATCTTCTCAGCGATCTTCTTCTCAACCTCATCGAATGCTTCAACTGGATCACCAAGTTCTACATCACAATAAAAGCCTGCTACCTGTAACCTGCGCAGTTCGTTTTCTGTCTTACGCATCACGTGGGTCACACGCTCCGCGTTCTCTAAATTAGAGGCGCCATATGGAACCACAACGTCTTCAGCAGGGACAAAGAGTGATACCTGACGCTCAAGATGGGGGTCGTAATAGACTTTCTTAAACGCATTACCAGCCAGACCCAAGCCCCACAACATCCGCTCGTGCTCAGGCCGGTACTCGACCATCACATCGGTTAGTTGGAAGTTCATATCATCTTGAACGCGGATGGCGGCTTCTTTTTTCTCTGGGGTTTCCTTGCCTATGATCTGAGTCTTAACAGGACCTTTGGCTGGAAAGGTCTCCATGATTGTCTCGGCTTGGAACTTAACGAGAGCCTCACTTAATAGCGGGTGGTGTACACCGCAAGCCCCGGGCCAAGGTTCTGTCCGGTCTTCAATCTTCATACCTAACAACTCTAGGCCATCTACGTATGTCTGCATCCAGTCTTTGCGACTCGATGTATCTTCTTCAAACTCGCCAATCAGGTCGTTACATAACTGAGTTAACTCGTCCTCGTCCATCTCCTCAGCGAGGTTGGCGTTAAAGTCGTCACCGCCTTCATCTGGTTCAATCTCAATCTTTATACCGCCTGCCTCAATACTTACCCGTTCGGGGTCTTCTATCTCAATTTCAATATCAGGCTCCATTTCTTGCCCGAGCAGTAAACTTTCATCCAACCCTAGTGGGGCTTGTCCTATTGCTTTATCAATTGCCATATTCTGTCCTTAGTAATATCCCTCGAAGTGCCTTTTAAACTGAGGAGTTTCTTCAGGCTCATCTAAATTAGTACGCAAATACCCACCCTTGCGGAATCTCATCAATGCGAGGGATACGCTGTCAACATAGTCATCATGCTCCCCAGCCGGAAAAGATGCAACCTCGTCTATTACTTCTTCAGCCCATTGAGTGTTCGGTGCCCACACTCTACCACTAGCAAATAAATCTGATACGGCATTGAGACGGCTAATTTTGTCATTACCCTTGCTCGGCGTAAACTCCTGCACGGGTATCCCCATCGCCCGCATCTCATATATTAGGGGTGCTCCGGAAGCCTTTTTCTCAATAATTACGCTGTCTGGCTCCCACTCTTTATATTGGTCAATGGCCTCTTGCTTAAGCCTTGGGAACTCCATTCGCTCCCGAAAAGCGTTCAAAAGTATGATGTTTGCCTGTGAAACTCCAGTGTCGTCTGGGTGGTAAAACACCCCCCAGTGGGTCAAAGCGCTGTAGTCGGCGCGTTGACTCTTTTCAAACGCCGTATCCCATGCCATAAGGGTAAAGTCGCAATGCGGTGGGTCCTCTTCTTCCCAAATCTGCCACCATTCTCGCTTAACTATGGCTGAACTCTCGGAAACAGGGTTTTGCTGGTACTGCGCCTGCCATTTGCTGTTAGGAAGTTCTTCTTTTAGGGCGGAAAGTTCCTTTAATGACCAAAACTCAGGCCAAAGCGGGTTGCCAGATGGTAAAAGGGCCGGAAATTCTATGACTTCCCACTCATCCCCACCCCTTTGAGCAGCACTCTTGAGCACTTGACCCGTTAAGTCTCGCTTAGACCAACGTGTCATCACGACTACGATGGATCCACCCGGCTGGAGACGCTGCCGTGGACCAGATGTATACCACTCGTAGGTTTTGTCGTAAATATCTGGATTGATTTCGGCTAGGGCTGCTTCTTGTTCCGAGTGAGGATCATCAATAATGAGGAGGTCTGCGCCTTTACCCGTGACAGCACCTCCCACACCGATAGCAAAATAGTCTCCCCCAGCATTAGTCGCCCACCGCCCAGCAGCTTTAGAGTCCGCTTGTAGCTCAACCCCAGAAAATACTGACTTATAGACTTCTTGATCGACAAGATTTCGCACCTTTCTACCGAAGCCAACGGCTAATTCGGCTGTATGGGAGGTTTGAATTACCTTTTTACCCGGATAGTTGCCTAAAAACCACGCTGGAAGTAGGTAGGAGGCAAACTCAGACTTAGTATGCCGAGGGGGCATGTTGATAATTAGCCTCTTTAGCTCCCCCCTTGCCACCCGCTCAAAGGCACGAGCCATCTTGGCGTGGTGTCTGCCGGAGATAAACGAAGGCCATACCTTATGGACAAACTCCATAAAGTTCGTTTTGGCTTTTTCCTGCTCCGCTATCCTCTCGTACTGCTCTAACTGAGAGAAAACCTTACGCTTTTCGGCGTCAGGCAGGCTCGGAAGGATTGCCAGTAGGCTCTGTAACTCCTGTAGCGTCGGGGCTTGCATCAATTTCCTCGGGCTTAACGCCCAGTTCTGCTTCTAAGTCGTCAACAATTGGTTCTACGTCTATCGTATTCGAGTGAATTAGGCGGCGTACCTTATCGCGGATAGCCTTCTCCAAGTCTTCGCTGGTCTTGTGGATAACTGTGACCTCGGACTTCTCTGAAAACAGGCCCACGTCTTGGATCTTGCCAAGCAGCTCTAGAGCCTTGAGTTCGTACTTAGTATCTCCGCAGTCCGCCAAAAGGATAAGTTTGTTGGTAATCACTGTCCGTAACTGGACTGCATCGGCAACCACTTGGTGGTCATAGGCTTTCAGCATGCCGCCGACCCTAACCGCAATTTCGGGAGTATTTAGATCTACCGGGAGGTTTTTGTTCTTCCCGTTCTGGGCTAACTGTGCAAAGAGGGCATTGGCTTTTTCTTCGTCCTCGGGGGTCATGTCAAACCCCATGCCGAGTTCTTGAAGAACCATCGCCGTCGTTGAAGATACCTCGACTGCTTCGCGTGCCGAGTCTGGCACGTCGTCGGTCTGCTTATCTGGCAACGCTACTGCATTATCTGGTGTTATCTGTATCGACATGTAATGGGCGGTTTGTGGCTCCAAGTTGTGCCGAATATACCACAATAAAAATAAAGGTGTGGGGGCATTGGAAAACCTCTAATCGTCAAAGAGGCGCCCCCACGAAAAAATTATATACCCCCCGGGGGGTGCGAATTCAAAAACATAAGGGGGGTGTTTTCCATAATGAGAACTAAGTTAGTGTTGGCTAACTTTGATGGGGGAGGGGGCGTGCTGTGGAGACGGGATTGGCAGTGCAAAACACTGTGTATGTAGTTGCGTATGTTACTTAGTATTATTTTAGGGGGTGCCACTAGGGTAGGGTCAGCGTAGGGAGATTGAGTTGACGGTAGTGGGTTGAAAACTATCGTAGAGATATTGAGTTGACGGTAGTCGATTCGATTTTATTTTTTGCCCTGCTGTCGGCGTGGCTTGGCGTGGCTTGGCGTGGCTTGGCGTGGCTTGGCGTGGCGTGCGATGCCCACGAAAAATTTACACTATGTGCGTGGTTGTGTTATTATGTGTCCATGGTGATGCGGGGCGATTGATCAGCGCGACCATGCGGACATTTCCGTTTGAAGCGGATTTGTCTGATTCTTAAATGATTGGAGTTTTAAATGAGTAATAATAAAACGGTTGTTGCTGATGCGGTATCTCATCAATTCACCCTGTCGGCTGAGATGTCCGAGTCGATTGCGGTGGCGGCTGAGTTAGCGATGGATTCGGCGTTTGATTTCAGCAAGTCCTGCGATTCAATTGCGCAGTGTTTGATCTCTCTGAAGTCGGCTAATCTCCTGACATTCACTGCGTGGGGGTTGGTTGCCGATAAGTTCAAGGCAGTTGCTGAAGTTCGGGCGCGTGATAATGGTGCGGCTGACCCGAAGGGTGCGTCTGGCGATTGTTGGGAGCGTGTGGTCAAGCGCAACAAAGAGATCCATGGTCTGTCCAAGCCCAAGTCTGAAAACCCCGAGTCGCAAGACAAGGCGGCTAAGCGTGCGGCTGAAAAGACTAAGTTGCTAGAGTCTGCGGGTGGTCGGTCTGCTCAGGATCTTAAGGCTGACATGTTGGCTCGTTATGGTCAGGGAACCGAGGAATCGATTGCCCAAGCCGAGGCGATCAAGAAAGTTCTCAAGGCAGTCGAAGCGGCTGAGAAAGACGCAGTTTCTACTCAGATGAAGCCATTGATCGAGGCGGCTAATGCTCAGCACAAGGCAGTCATGGAGTATCTGAAGGGCTGTAATGATCCCAAGCGTCTTGGCGATTATGTGGTTCTGTTGAAGTCCACGATTGATGCGTGGAAGTCTTTGAGCAAGTAAACCCTCGGGGAGCGTGACAGGCTCCCCATTCTCTAGAAAGGTGTGATTATGTCTTTAAAAATTACGGTTACTTGGTTTGGTGCTAGCGGCGATGATGAGATTGAGCATGAGTATTTTGGCGCAAATTCTGTTGCGTCTCGTGATGCTGCGTTGGCGTATATTGCTCGGAAATTAGTTTTTGCCAAAGCGGGGGATTCGGTCAGCGTCGATTTCATCGAAGTTGATAATGCGGTTCCCGATTACCTGAAGGATTATGTTTCACTTTGATCGCCAAGCCCCCGTCTCGGACTGCGCAAGCAGTTCGGGGCGGAATCAGGTTTTGCCTGACCAGTTCTAGCCAGTTTTAACCAGTTCTTATCTAACCAGTTCTCTCTCCCAACGGCAAAGCCCATAGAAGCAACGGCATAGCCCACGCTAATCAATATTGTACGAAATGTTCTTAATGTTCTACGATATTGTTCTACGCCTAAGTCCTTGATTATAAAGCAATGTTCAATTGTTCCGTGATTTTAGGCACATACCCCACTCCCCAAAATATTTTGAGCACCTCGTCTTGAGGGTCTACGCAACATAGAAATTTCTGAGAATAGGATAACTCTCGGGGGGGCTATACATTTTTAAGAACATTAGAACATTCCGAACAATACCGCACAAACCGCAGCCACAAGCCATTTCATATTGTTCTTGATTTTCTCTACATTCCGAACATTACGAACAATGTCCCTCCAAAACCGTGTTTGTAACTTGACATTGTCAACTACCTATGCTATAATATGGGTTCATGGTCGAAATTTTGCCATGTCCTATTGTTCTACTTTTTACGATTGGAGCCACTATGCCATTTACTATTGCCGACATTTCCGCACTAAGCGGATTTGTCCGTACCCCCGACAAGCCCTGCCGTATCTGCAAGGAAGCCATCGACCCTCGTCGTGTAGTTCTAGAGAAGACCACATGCCTCGAGTGCCAACAGGACTTGGACATCACCGAGCCTGTAAAACACCTGATTGCTATCCCGTACAACAAGGGAGCCTATCAGTACATTCACGACCCCAAAGACCTGTTCAACACCAACCCGAAGGAGCCACGAGTATGACTATGATGAACGAGATAGTACGCACCGTTCGAGAGAATCAGGTGATTACAGACAAATCCGCAGAGAACGGAATTGTCCGAGTAATGGTTAAGGTTAACTACGGCACGGCGCACTACTACCCTGCCAACCCAACCGCCGAACTATTCCGCAGAATCCAAGGTGGCAAGACCCTGACCAAAGACACCCTTAAGATCCTAAAAGACGAGGGTTACGAGATCCAATACCGCTATGAGGAGCCTGCAATATGAGCCAAGAGATGAACCATGAGGAAGCATTTTTCTTCATTTTGGAAGCCGCAACGGCGTACTTTAAATACGCCGACTACGATGCGCCCGAGCCAACGGGGGAGGACTTGCGCCTAGCCACGCTGTATCAGAACTATATAGATGCCCTTGTGACCGTCGGGGGAGAAGAACTATGAGAGAGTTCGCGGAGTTTTTGCAGATGTTGAACAGCGCCTTGGGACTGATAGCCATAGCGTTCTGCGTCTATTTTTTGGCATGTATGTTTATGGGAAGAGGGGATAAAGAATGAGCGAAGAAAATTTAGAAGACGGAATGTTCCATTGGCATCATCGGACTATCGAACACATATACAGTACTGACCCCGAAGATGAACCGTATCTGACTGTGCATGAGTTCACATTCACGGGTAATGAATACGAGGGGTTTACTTTTGAGCAGGCTAGCCCATGCTCAAAACAAGAGGCTGAGTGGATATTGAAAGCGTTTGATGAGCCTCCTGTTGTAAGAGTAGACGATGCCTCCATATTCCGACATGAATATGGTTTCACAGACTATAAAAAATGGGAGTGGCTTGAACGCAAGGTGAAATCAAAAGGAGATGACAAATGAAAACTAATTGGTGGTATGAGTCGGGCTTGGCTGCTCAAGCAGCACAAGATTTGGTGTGGTTTATTGTGCTCGTGTTCGTAGGCATAGGCTTGTTGATATGGCGGGACATGAGGAACGAAGGTAAGCAACAGGACAAATCCGCTTCAAACGGAAATGTCCACAAAGGAGATAAGAAATGAATTTACAGAGTGCATGTATTCCTGTGCTTGCATCTTATGAGGATGCCAAGGAGCACTACGAGGCGGTCAAACCGTTGCGGTCAGGTGTAAAGAAAGGCTTCAGACCATTGGGGGCTAATCGTAGGTATTTCCAATGCCTGATAACCCACGACGCCGAGGCTAATGCGTACAACGCAACACTTTATGAGAACGAAGTGGTCAAGTGGTTGCCCGACGGAGAGATTCATGTATGCCTATGCGGGTATGACACGCCGAGCACGAGGCAAGTTATCTATGCAACGACAGGGCATAGGCTAAAGCATGACCGAGGGACTACCTATATCAATGTGAATGGTGGGTGGTATGGGTTCGATGACGGCAACTACACCATGCGCATCAAGGACAACGAGGTGATCAATCCGGCGCAACAGTATGCGTTCAAGATAGATCGGAGTGCTATGAAAACTAAGCGCAAAGAGTTTGGTGCTTTCATAGAATATGTTAGCAATATGGGTAAGGTGAGCGCTGGCATAAAAGCCTCCGAGGTCAACGCGACAGTCCAATCCGGTCAGGTGAAGTTTCAAATCTTGGGTAACGGGCAAAAGATGATGGCAAAAATTAACCTGCCGTCGTCTGGTTCTTATTATGTGAGAGACATTGGTGACGCTAGAGAGGTATGCAAGAACTTTTTGCAAGAAGTCAAGCAAGCACAGGAAGCGGAGGACTTGGAGAAGATTTACGCCTTGTTTGTGCAGTTGGGTGCGTCGTCCCTGCATTTCAACAGCAGGCTAGATTCGTATGTGAAGTCGTGGGCATGGAACGCACAAGAAGATGGAGTAGAGATAGGTGAGCCTATGCTTAACTACTTTGACGAAATAATTAAGCATGTTTATAAGGAGGAAGTTTTTGTAAAAGCAGAAGTACCCATTGGAGTAAAAGTAAGTAATGCAAACCGTAAGTATTTTATCTAACCAAAGAGGAAACTAAAAATGGAAGTCAATCTAAATAGTAGCGTTACCCTAGCCGAAGCGGCAGACATTGTAGTTGCAATTGGTACAACCAACACTTGCTACCTTGTAGGTGAGCCGGGCATCGGCAAAACCGCAATGCACGACACAGTTGTGTCGAAGACGGGGCACAAAGGTGTGTATATCGATGCGCCGAACACAGAGTTGGGTGATGTGGGTATCCCTGTGCCGAACCATGAGACTAAGACCACGCATTTCTATCTTAACGATCATTGGGGACTGCATACCGGTGAGCCACTTGTCATCTTCATCGACGAGTTTACGAAGGCATCTCAGGCGGTGCAGAACATGTTGCACCCACTAATTCACGAGCGTCGCATCGGTGGGGTGAAACTGCACAAGGACTCTATCGTGATGATTGCGGGTAACTTAACAACCGACGGAGTTGGCGATACGATCAAGGCGCACACAGTTGGTCGTGTGACTAAGGTGCGTGTTAAGAAACCACATGCCGGTATCAACGCCGACGGTACTATCGATGCTGATTCATGGGGTATGTATGCGGTGCAGAACAATGTAGCACCGGAAGTGATTACCTTTGTTAAAGAGTATCCACAAGTCTTGGCATCTTGCTACGACGGAGGGCAAGCAGAGAATCCGTATATCTTTCATCCGAAGAAACCACAGGATTCTTGTGTATCGCCACGCACTTTGGTCAAGGCAAGCAACATCGTTAAGAAACGCTTTAGTGTGTCACACAATGCACTAAAGACAAGTCTTGAAGGTACGATTGGCGCAGCAGCAGCGAGAGATATGTTGGCGTACTTGGAAGTTGCCGATTCGCTACCAACGTGGGAGCAGATTGTTAACAAACCAAACGAAGCACCCGTACCCTCATCTCCAGCAGCACTTTGCATCTTAGCGTTCAACGCATTGCAGAGAATAGATAGAAGTAATATCGGTAAGTGGTTCGAGTATATGAAGCGCACGCCGAAGGAGTTGCAGTCTGTCTTTTGTCTGAGTGCTATGAAGTCTGACGACAAGAAGTCCTTGGTAATGACAAGCGCACCGTTTGTTACATGGATGCGTGAGAATCAGTACTTGTTCTAATCATGGATAAGAAATATGTCTTGTTCCGAGGAGATGTATGGATACTGTTGCGCAAGGATCATTACGGTGATGAAAGCATTTGGCACATTCAAGCAAACGACCCGCATGCTATATGGATGCGGTATGTCTCAGCAAGTCTGTGTACCGAACTTGATCCTGCGCTAAACATTTTATTTGAAAGGAAAGAAAATGGTTGAATTGACCACGATGTTTGCAACGCTATCGCTATTCCTAGCATGGCGTCTGTATATTGTTAGTAGAAATCTAAGCATGGCAGATACCATGATTAGAGGAATCTTGGCAGGAAAAGTTGTAGTAACCCAAAACGAAGACAGCATAGAATTGGAGATAAAAGATAATGGCTAAACTAACTGCCGAACAACGCATCGAGAAAGTCCATGTGGCTCTCATGCGTCACAAGAAGTTTTGTTTGTTCTCAGGCTTGTTCATGGTGGGCAAGGTCACAGTTGATGACGCGATGCCGACTGCTGCGACTGACGGGATCAATGTAATCTACGGGCGTGCTTTCGTAGATCGCCTTGACGACAAACAGTTGGGGTTTCTTATCTTGCATGAGGCTATGCACAAGGCTTATCGACATCTCACTACATGGGAGAAGTTGTATAAGAAAGATAAGGCTCTAGCCAACGCCGCTTGTGACTATGTGATCAATCTGCAAATCCAAGACCATGACCCCAATCAGGAAGTGGTGACTATGCCGACTGATGAGGAAGGCAAGATCATGGGGTTGATAGATGAGAAGTATCGTGGCATGGATGCGCATCAAGTATTCCTGCTTCTCGAGAAAGAAAAGGAGGGTAGAGATGGCTCAGGTGGCTCATATAATCCGGACAAATCCGCAGAGCACGGAAATGTCCAAGGGTTCGATGAGCATCTGTGGGAAGAGGCAGGGCAGATGGATGCGAAGGAAGCCGAGGGTATTGCCAAAGAGATCGACAACGCATTGCGCCAAGGTGCTTTGCTTGCAGGCAAGATGAACGGCAAGGTGTCTCGTGACATTCAAGAACTGCTTAATCCAAAGATTGATTGGCGCGAGGTACTACGGGACTTTGTCAAACAGATTGCCAAGGGACACGACGACTCATCATGGCGTCGGTTCAACAAGCGACTGCTTGGCTCAGACATTTACATGCCGACGGCTATCTCACAACGACTGCAATGCATCGCGGTTGCGGTGGATACTTCAGGTTCGATAGATAGAGAAGCATTGGCTGAGTTCTTATCTGAGATCAAGTCTATCTGCGAAGAGGTCACACCACAGAAGGTGGAGTTGATGTATTGGGATAGCCATGTGGCGGGGCACGAGACTTATGAAGACGGGGCGGTTCAGACCTTAACTGATTCTACAAAACCACGAGGTGGTGGGGGGACTAATCCTTCCTGTGTAGTCAAGTTCATGGGTGATAAGCAGATCAACCCCGACTGCGTGGTGGTGATAACAGACGGATGTTTCTACGACGGAGAGGGTGATTGGTCTACGGTCAATGCCCCCTTGTTGTGGTGCATCAAAGACAACAAACAATTTACACACAAGTATGGAAAGGCGGTGCATCTATGAGTACGAAGCGAATCACAATATCAGTTAACGCCGAGACTGGTGAGAAGTTGAGGCAGTTGCAGGCTGAGTTGAAAGCGGTGATGGGTGTGGACTTTAGCATTAGCCAAGTCATTGATTATTTAATTAACGAAAGATCAAAAGGAGAACAACAATGACTGAAATGGAGAAAATTTCTCTAGCGTTCGACATTCTCGAGGACTCCGAAGTGATGGAAGAGTTTGATGATGGAACGATTTGGATCAAGGTAGACGCCGAGTTGTATAGACAATTTCAAGAGGAAGGAAGGATTTAATCATGAGTTCATTTGGTATTGAGACAAGCGCCATGCTTGTAGAGTTATCGATTAGTTGCTGGACGGCCCGCAAGTTAGATAAGCGTGTTTCTCAAGAAGTA